ATCGGCGCTGGACGAGGGGATCAACCTGCGCCGCATCGGCAAAACCCGGCTGGGCATCACGCTGGATGAAACCATATCCCTTTGTCTCATTAAACCACTTCACTGTTCCTTCATACGACATACTGCAAATGCCTCCTTTCAAAAACTGAACCTGAAAAATTGCAGGTCACACTCCTTTTATAATGTTTCGGGATAATAAAAGTCAAGAAAAAAAACCTTTGTCGTTTGAAATGCTACACTACTCAAAAAAATAAGTGATTTTTCTTAGCTTTTTCATCAGATGATTTTAGATCCATCATTCTCGTATCAAAACCAAATCCTGAACCATCTGAACTGGTTTCTTCCATATAACTAGAATCATTAAACGATGCTTTTTTTATTAAATCATTAACGTTTTTCTTAGGAGCATGTTTGATGGATGTATCTTGTTCATCAATCATATCTCTTTGTATTTTTTCTAAAGTAGATAATATCTTTTTGTCTACATTGAGTAATCTATCATCTTGGTTGGTTTTAGTCCCAGAATTATCAGAAGATTGATTACTCATCAATCCTTCAATTCTATTGGCTGCTACATCTTCACCTTTAGTTTTCATATAAGTGACCAATTTAAGATTAGTATCTTGTATTTTTTCAGGAGTAGATGTATCTGGATTTATTTTTATATTGAATTTGTTGTTTGTAGTCACTTGTTCAATTCCTCTCTTGATTTATTCAATAAACTCACAAAAATAGTCCTCTCAAATGGATACATTGTATCAATGTCATGTTTACTATATTTTCCAAAAAATATCAAATCATTATATGTTTGATATAAACTGATTAACGTGTCTTCACTTAAAATGGATAAAATGAATTCATCTGATAATATGTTTATATGATTTTCATGAGAACATTTTTGACATTGTACTGGCTTCCTAAAATCGAACTTACATATACTGTTATCAACACTCAACATCAATTCTTGGTACTCATCATAATCCATTTCTTCAATATCATTAACATTAATAAAATCAGATATATTTGAATCATTTAATTCTTTATATTGATCAGTTATTCTTGAATCATTATTGGTTGGTTCAATAATAATATCGTCTATATCTATACTGTTTTCATTACTATTATTACATTTTGCACATTTGAATTTAACTTCTACTGACGAACCAATGGATATTTCTCTTAATTTTAATAAAAATGCTTTTTTCTCATAATAACTCAATGTATCAATACAATAATCATCAATTCCACAAATACTCAATGCTAAATTTAAATCATTTTCACCAACGGTACTCAACAACAATAAATCTTTTTCTATCGCAGTACTATATGGTTGAATAATAAATTCTTTATTGCTGTACTTGTATTTTACTTTCAGCACTTATTTTACCCAGGATTCAGGAAAGAAATCTGGCAAATCATCAAATTCATAAAGTTCAGAGAACTCACATTCTGGACATTCTACTGAATGAACATTGTCAATTTTAAATTTCATTTTATTCCATTCATTAAAAATGTTTTCAAATGCATCTACATCCAAATCATTAATACATTGAACAATATCATCGAATGTCATAGCATCATTATTATTATATGATTGAATATGTAGAATAAAATCAAAATAATCTCTTTCAGCATCAGTTGCATTCAACATTTTCTGATTATAAAAATCTCTATTTCTGATTGAACCCATTAAAAATGAATCAGTGAAGTTTTTGATTAAACCATATTGTTTAAATACTGGTTTCATTACATCAGTCAACACACAATTATATTCAAATTCATGTTTACATTCACTGCATTCCATATCATAAACAATTGGTGTTTTGATAGATTTTTCTCTTATTTTGCATAACACATATTTGTATTCTTCATCGGATAAAGCTATTTTATCATCACTCAAAATGCAATTATAAACAAGTGCTTCTTGAATACCAGTGATATCTGAAGAATCACACAAAAGAAAAGCATTTCTATCTTTTACTTTCCATTTTCTTACTTTTAGTGTTTTTTCTCTAATTTTAACTGAAAATTCTGATTTATTCATACAATACCCACTATTGGTTGAACACATTTAAATTCAACATCAAATTCTGCTATTTGTGCTTCTGTTTCATTACTAAATTGAACTTGTCCTACACTTGATATCATGGATTCTGAAAAATCAAACAATAAAGCAGCTTTTTGTCCAGCATAATCAGCATCTTTATATAATTTAATACCTGTTTTAATATCATCAAAATAAGCATCTTTTTGATAATTATACATTGTTAAGAATTTCCTATATAATTTAAGATTATCATGATCTCTAAAAGAAATAGTAAAACGCCACATTTCATTTCTGCCATTATGAGTGTACCATTTATCGCCAATGTACGCTTCGATTGGTTGATTAGTATATTGAGGAGTGCTTATATTTTTAATATGTAAATTTATATTTCTGAGTTCATCCAAAGTCCATTGAGCTTTTTTACTGATATAATCACCAAAATGAAATTCTACAGTAAATGTATTAATATAAGACCATTTGGTATTATAAGCTCGTTCTAGGCCTGTTTTAAAATCCATGAAGAATCTCCTTTGTTTGTATATTTATAAATACAAACATAATGGAGTTTTAATGTCTGATTATATACAAAACATATTACAGAACACAATTGGTGATGGTGCTAGGAGCACCAAGTTTGAAGCATTTTTTGCATTTACGGATACCAATTATCCCGTTACAAAAGATGACCAACTCGCTATGTGTAAGACTGCCAGTTTTCCAGGCAAATCTCACACTACAATTGATTTAAAATTCAAAGGTAGATCTATACCTATTAAAGGACAAACTAAATATACTCAAACGTGGGAATGCACATTCTATTTAACTGAAGATCATAGATTAAAGAAAGCTTTTGAAAACTGGATTGAAGCATTGGACCAGCAAAACAATTATTTGGATGTCAATAGTTCACCAGTTTTGCCTGATTTGCAGAAAATACACGCTCACAAATACACTACTGAATTAAATGTATATCAACGCAATTTTGCAGATGACAACAACACTGCTGAATATATATTACACAATGCATTTCCAACAGAAGTGTCTCAAGTAAGCACTAATTATGAGTCCAGAGGTGAATTATTGGAATTCACTGTAACATTTGCTTATAGTCATTTTACATCTAATGTATTAAAAGGAATTGAGGGCAATTTCGTTGATGAAATTGCTGGTAAAGCTAAGTCAGCAGCTTCACAATATGTACAAAATGCATTGAGTAATGTGGGGGACAGTATAAATAATTATATTGGAAATAATTTAGGTTCATCGTTACAAAACTTGAAGTCATATTCATCTGGTTTACAAATAGGTGCACCAGCAGATATGCCAAAATCCATTTTTGATGTAGTAGGAAGATAAATGAAGCCACTTACAGTTCAGGATTTATCCAAGTATTTAGGACCTGGTTTAGGATTAAGAAAGTCCAAATATTTGCTTGAAATACCCATGCCTGGCATTGAAGGTGCAAAGATTAATGTACTAGCTAGGAGTGCAGGTTTTCCAGAAAGAAATATAACCACATCTTCATTATATCATAAAGGTAGAAAATATAATGTTCGTGGTGAAACAGATTATGGTTCAACATATGAAGTATCTATTGTAGATGATTCCAATATGGACATAAGAAGGAAATTTGATGAGTGGTTAAGGATTGTGGATGATTCCAAACCTCAAAATGCTGGATTATTTAGTGGTGCATCATATGAAGCAAGTACTGGAGCAGCATTAGACATGTTGAAATCAGGATTGGGTGTAGCTAATCAAATTAAAAGGACTTTGAAGAATCCTGTGCAAGATTTGGGTAATTTTTTCATGGGTTCAGTTGATCCAGCATTAGCATCACCTACAGCTAAGTATCAAACAGATATTAATGTTTGGCAATTAGCGGGAAATGGTCAAACAGTTTACGGATATAAATTACAAAATGTTTTTCCTAGTCAAATAGGAATAGTGACATTGGATGATGGTAATATCAACACATTATCAGAATTCAATATTACATTTACATTTAGTGAATTTATACCATTAAATGGTACTAGTGTACCCGAACAAATTTTTAATACGCTGCTTGGAACTCAAGGACAAAATGTTCTTAATGGTATTCAATCAGTAGTAAAATAATAAGTACTTAAAAAGTACTAAAGGAGAATATAAGATGGCAAATAAGCTAGAAGAATTAAAACATGCACTTGGTTCAGGTGCACGAGCAAATAAATACAGAATTAATTTTTCTGTACCAAGTACTGTACCAACAGTATCAGATTTAATTAACGCAGATGCATTATGCAAAGCGAGTAATTTTCCTGGTATGACAATTGGTCAAATTGAAGTGTTCAATCAAGGACGCAAATTAATGATTCCTGGTGACACTACATATACAAATTCATGGGCATTGACGTTTTATAATACTGAAGATCATGCATTGCGTAGGGATATGATTTCATGGATGAAATCAGCGGATCACTTTCAAAACAATACACATTCTGGTAATCCAGCATCTATTATGGGTGAATTAAGTGTTGAACAATTAGATTCAGCTGGTCTTCCAACTGCTAAATATACTTTTCATAATGTATTTCCTATGGAAGTTAGTGAATTAGCTATTGGTGATGATCAAGTTGATACCATTCAAGAATTTGAAATTAATTTCTCATTTACTGATTGGGTTGTTGGTGATGGTAAATTGAATACACCTGGTGTTGCTAAAGCAGCAGCATTAAATGATGTAGCACTATAATTAAGAAAGGGCTCCTAAGGAGCCCTTTTTATTACCAATCATCCATCAAATCTTCGTTATTAGATAATTCATTAATTTTTTCATGTGATAATGCTTTGACTTTATCAGCACTTTTATGAATTATTTTACCATTTTCAATAATAGCATTAATATTAGAATTACCCAAATAATAAGTAATATCTTCAAATTGTCCAACTAATTCAGCATTAACACCAAACGTAAACAATTTAATATTTTTATTTTTCAAAAACTTAACAATACCTCTAGCAAAATTAATAGATGTTAATGTATCAACAAATGTTAAAAATTCATCAATTAATAAATAAGTTTCATTTTCTTCAATATTATTAAATAAATAAATATATTTTAATCTAGTACGCTGTCCTTGCGATAATGTACCAATATTAGTCAATAATAAACGCATTTCAAATAATCCGAATGCATTTAATATCTTTAAAATTTCATCATTACCAGATGTGATATTAAATAATTCCATGATATTCATATCATTAAATCTATCAAAATTATCAATATCATCAAAATCTAAAACAGTTTTACCTTCTTGAGTTAATTGTTTTTTGATATGTTCTTTAATAACAGTTTTTCCTGAACCAGAAATACCACAAAAATTAATGAATTTATAATTTTCATTGATATATTCATCTACATTTAAATTAAAATAAACATTTTTAGTGAAAATACCAAAAATATCATTGATTACATTTAATTCTTTTTCAGTATATTCACTTTGTAAATACTTAATATCTATTTTTAATTTCATGCTGACTTTCCTTTTACTTTTTTTAATTCTTCTACTGATATAATGTTTAATAATGCAAGAGGTAATTGATTTTCTCTGAAATATTGTAATTCTTCATTACTTACATTCACCTCATCATATATAGATTCATCAATAGAAACATCATAATAATCTAAAAAATATTTTTCTAAACATAAATGATAATTTTTATTAAATTTGAATGCTATATTAGCAATCATTTTTGAATGACCTTTAAATCCTCTGATTTGACAATCTGAACCTGGTTTAACTAACGATTCAAAATATTTTGTTGTTTGTGTTTCAGTTAATGTGTTTTTTAACTTTAAAAAAAACTTATTGAATGTATTACCAGAAAAATCAAAATTGTGTAACATGGCACTATATATTTCTATATATGCAATTTTATCCAATTCTTTGTGATTATCCGGATTTTGAAATAAATAATCTACAATTTTATCTTGTATATATTTAGTTGAACCAATTCCTCTAAATGAAGGAATAAACACCATTCTGCTGATTGTGTAAAACTTTAAATCATTTTCTTTAGTTTTTTGTTTAAACATTTTCTTTAAAAAATTAGTTCCAAACCAAGCATTTCTCAACGTTTTATTCAATGTAGGTGAATTGAATGAAATAAATCCAATATAATTCTTGATATTATTGTGCTTTACATATAATAAACATAATATACTGGCACCTTTAATAACATTGTACTCCTGTGAAAAATAATGATACTGCATCATATCATTATTTCGAATAATATTATATCCTTCTCGTTTATTTTTACCAAAATAATACTCAATGTTTATTTCATCATTGAAATTGATTTTTTTGATGTCTTCATTTTCTTTGTATTCATTAATATTTAACATATAACGTATACTATACTAATACTGCTTAAAAGTCAAGGATTTAATGAGATAAATAACTTATATGAGTATCATGTCTAA